TCCTTTTAGTGCCATGCTTCTATGCTCCCTATATCTGATACACTTTCAATTGATTGTTTATCTTCAAAGCCTTCTTCAATCTTAAGAGTATGATATGTCCTTCTAATAAAAAGCCAAGCGAGGATATTCACTTGGACACTAAACAAAATACCAAGAAAGATAAAAACTGGTAATAGAACTTCCATATCAACTCCTTAAAAAACAAGGGGCAGGACAGTCCGATGTGAACCATCCTGCCCCTTGATAAGCTTAGTTTAGCCTAGCCTAAGGCTTATGCAGCACCTGGGTAGTTGAGTCCAATCAGTGCCCCATTAGCATTTGGTCGGAGACAAGTTACGTCATAATACCAACGATAGAAACCTTCCCACTCATCTTGAGCAGAACGACGACTAAGTACGTTACCATCAAGATCAGCGAAGCCACCAGCCTCTAGTTGACAGAGCTTCCAAGTATCAGTCTTTAGTGCAATAACACCACCCTTCGGAGCGTGACGAGACACTCTGAAAGCGATGTTATTATAAGACAGAGAAGCGAAACCACCATCTGCCTTACCAACATTGCTAACTTCCTTAGTAAGATTACCAGCAGAAGTACCCATAAGAATCTGAGCATACTCCTGTCGGAAACTAGGATGCACCAAGAATAGATTAGGAACACCATCAGAGGCAATTGAAATCTCATCAAGAAGCCTCTGTAGCTCACCAAGGCTGATATCAGCCCGTGGATCTCCACCACCATCAGCACTCTGTACACAGTGAACAACAGACTGTAGAGCCTCATTGTTACCACCAGCATCAGAACGATCAACTCCAAAGTGTGAAACACTAGAGAGGTTACCGAAGATACCAGTAGGTTCATCAGCCAAAGCGGCGATCGCAGCACTTGCCTGACCACCATCCTCAACCATCACACAAGCAAGAGCGACACCTTCTGGAACAGCACTACTATCCAGAGCATTCTCTAGATCGACCTGACCAGTTGTAAGCATGCCATCAGTAATATTTCCTACTTGAATATCATCACCGAGTACCGCATAGGTATCCATTCGGATAACATCAAAAGCCAATTGGTTACCTTCAGCCTGTACAAGATCCTGCGTTGCCTGAGCCTTAGCGATATCACCAGTAAAGTCCCATGCAACACCAACACCTGCATCCTTTTTCTCGTTCAAATAACCGACAACATCACCACCTGAGAAACAGGTTTTATTAGCCTCATTACGAACATCATTAACCAACTTATTCATTTCGGCATCAACATAACCGATAAATGAATTCTTACCACCAGACTTAGCAGCAGCAATTGCTGGTCCAGTAATAGTAAAACGACCATACAGGAACTTAGCGGTCACAGTAAGATTCGCAAAATCCTGTGCATTAGCATCGGGTAGCGTACCACCTTCAGCCCTGAAGCCAACCCCTGTATTTCTTCCGACGTGGACAGGTATGATAACCTGTTTACCGTTCCAGTCAACGGTTGCTTTTTCAAACAAGTCAAGAGCGAGTACCTCTTGATTCAATTGATCCTGAATTGGTCCTAGGTAAAAATCCTTAAGTACCGAACTCAGGGTATCTAAACTCGCAGCAGTAATAGCCATGATTTATATCCTCCTTAGAATTCCATGTCTTTTAGAAAGGACAATGCAGCACTTTTAGCATCCTTCATTGTCCTTGGTTTATCATTACCAGAAGATCCTGGCAAATGACCATCTGAAGAAACTCCTTTGACTCTCGGAGGAGCAGATGCCTTAGCAGCTTTTGCCTTCGAGTGTCTATCGATAGCTCCCTCTTCAATTGACGCAACAAAAGTATTATACCTTTCGGCTACCTCCATCACATCAACACTAGGATCTTGAACAACAGCATGAAGAAGTATCTGCTCACTAGCATGTGGATACTTTTCTATTGCAGCACCAAGTTCCCTTTTTAGTTCTGTCTGAGCCTTAGAAACTTCAAACGTATGGATTCTAGCCTCCAATTGTTTAAGTTCATTAGGTTGCTCCTGACCTGAACTATTGCCATCCATATAATCATCTAACCAACTTGGTTCAGATGTCTTAGCAGGATGATCTACAGATCCCTTAACAGGTTGCCGCAATGAAGCATATTGTGTCTTCATTGCTTCTAGTTGAGCTTTGAGAGTATCGTTCTCACTCCGCAGTGTATTCCTAGTATCAACTACTTTCTTAAATCTGCCATATGGAATTATATGTCCAGATTCGTCCTGATTATCAGGTTCTGTTGAAGAAGAACCCTCATGGGTTCCTTCAGTCGTTGTAGGTTCCTCTACAGGAGTAGATTCCTCTGCAACTGTTTTTACCTCCGAGTCGGGAGAAGTATTGGGTTCAGCATCTAATGCTGTTTCCAATTTGCTTAACGACTCTTTATCTAAAAGGCTCATAAAATCCTCCAGTATTTACGTGGCTGCCACGATATAGACTTAGCCTTGTGTCATTATAAATATACAAAATTTTCAAATATTACGATTATCTAACCCACCCTTTTCCTTTGGATTCTTTTGTCTTGATAGAAGAAATAATACTTTGTCTGACATTGTATTCTTCTGCTAACTTTCTAAGACCACCCTTGCAATCATAATCAGGTGTAAAACACTTCCATTTAATCTCTTCAATCTGTCTAAAGGTTAGGCTTTGTCTTCCACCTTGCTTTCTAGGAATTGAATTGGCAACCTTTTCGTTTAGTTTATTCCAATCTACTTTCTTCATATAGATTCCATTTATCATCATTCCAATCAGATTGTTCTGAATAAAGCTGACCAGTATTCAATTCAAACTTAAGTTTCTCTTCCATTGTTCTTGGTCTACGACCCTTTGTTCTTTCTTGAATATAATAATCAGCTTGGTCTAATCCCATGACAGCTAGTGCAGCAGAGAATACAAGATCATCATACTGTCCTGCTGCAGCTTCAGGTCTACCTTGTTGGTTATATACAAAAGAATTTATCTCATACTTGAGTCTTTGACAGACAGGAGCAAGAGACATTTTATTGATATGTTCTTGTAATCTTGAAAGCATCAATGGTCTTGTCTGTGCTGACGTATTGAATCCTAGCTTTTCAATGTATCTATCACCAGCTTTATCATATGTCACCCTTCTAAAGAGGTGAGCATAGTTTGCCATTTGAAACTTCTCAATGACCGCTACACCGTGATTGTTGGACTCTATAACAACTAATGCATTATACCTATTGGCTAGTCCTAAAGTGTCTTCAGCGAACACTGAGATAGGCTTATGGGCATAGTATGTGGCTACTACCTCCATAGCTAGATTGTTGGTAACATCTATCACAACTGCTGCAGAATAGTCACCATCAGGTGAACCTCCTGCTGTATCAATACCCATAATATAGGATCGGTATTCTCTTGGAGGGGTATACTCAATCAATCCCTCATCACTAACCATTAGTGCTTCTGGATAATTGTGCCTAAAGAACTTAGTACCAGTTGTAATGAAAGCTAGTTCAGGTGAGGCAGGATATTCTTGATGAAAAATATTTATATCACCAGCACACTTGGTATCGATAGTCTTTCTAACCCAAGCTATCTGCCTTTCATTAAGACCAAAATCATTCTGATAATCTAGTTCCCATCCTGTCTTGTTAACTAAGGGTAGAGTGGTACGGTAGTTCTTATCTTTGAACCAAGGTATAAAGAACTTATCAAAGCCATTGTCCTCCATCCACAGTTGATAGCCTTCATTTAATCCATTAGCTGTAGTCTCAATGATTATCTCTGCATTATCTGTTAATGTTTGGAAGATAGCAGCAATAGATTCTTTGAGGTTCGTATAGAAACATAGCTCTGATACATGGATTGCATGGAAGGTTGAACCTCTAAAGTGAGAGGATGAAGCTGAAGATACTTTCAAGCTTCCACCATGAAAGAACTTCAACTCATTGGTTGAAGATGCATCGTACTTGAATTGAAGGAACTTAGGCAGGTTATGATAGAACCTACGATATATCTCAAAGATGTTCTTTACAGCAGGGTGTGTGTGTGCAATCACAGCACACTTAAAGTTAGGGGTAAAGAGAACCTTCCAAAACAACCTTGCTGCAATTGCAGTTGACATACCCAACTGTCTTGCCTTCAAGGTGAACAGCCATGGATTCTTCTCTAATTGCTTATAGAATTTTTTTTGTGCAGTATTAGGTTTGAAGCTAACAAGGTTACCTTGCTTATCGATAATCTTAAGATACTTGCAGAAATGATCAAAGTCATTTTTACACTTCTCTACTTCTGCAAGTAATTTCTTAGATTGCCTAGGCACACTCTTTTAGCCCCACTGCGCATGTTGGACGACTTCCCAGATAGTCTTGCTTCCATCAAAGTAACCAATCACATCAACTGTCCAATCATATGCTGAAGGATTAGTTACAGC